TGCAATTGAAAAGATGTTGGATCCAACAACACAAGGTCCAGCTTCAATTCGTAAATCATACCTCACAACACAAGCACGTCGTCACATTCCTTTAGATGCAACAGCAGCGGCTCAAGGTGGAATGAAAACAGTCTATGAGATTAATCCAGCGATCAATGCCTTGATGATGGATGTTGAGGACATGAGACAGCAAGTAAATAAATTTTACTATGCAGACTTTTTATTGTTCTTATCAAGTAATCCAAAAACTCGTACAGCGACTGAAGCACAAGGTGTAATGGATGAACAGAAGTCTGTTATCGGACCGAATCTTCAGTCATTAAATAAAACTTATAACACAGTTATCGCTGAATACATGCTTGATTTTGTGATCGAGAATGATGAGTACATTGGTGAAATCCCAGAAGACCTTCAAGGTGCTTGGATTGAAACTGAATTTACTTCACCGTTCGCACAAGCACAAAAGGCTTTTGACTTACCACAGATCAATCAATTCGTTGCTCAGTGGTCTCAAATTGCTCAACTGATCCCTTCAGCTTGGAACAATATTAATATTAATAAATTGGCACAGATTTACGAAGATCGTTATCAATTACCAGCAGGTCTGAACAATCCTGCAACGGAAGTTGATGCGATGATGAGACAGGCGCAAGAACAAGCGCAACGTCAACAACAACTTGAAGCTTTACCTAAAGCTGCAGCAGCAACTAAAAGTATGGTTGAAGCTAACCAAATAGCAGGGGAAAACCAAAATGGAAGTGTACCAATTTAACCCTTACGAAACTGGACAAGAGCAATCTCAAAAAGAATTTGATCTCATGATCAACAGTTTGAGATTGCTTCTGAATAAACCAGAGGGAAAAGTATTTATAAAATTTTTATTGAAACACCTTGGTGTCTCATCAGTTCCACCAGTGGGGCTTGATGCAGATTTACTGCGAGACTGGGTAGGCTTTAGTCGAGCTGGTGAATCAATTTTTACTTTAACTTCAATAGCAGAACCAACAATAACCGGAATTTTACTAGCAGAAATTCAGAAGGAGAAATACAATGTTAATTAGAACAAAGCACCTATTAATGGATAAGGTTACTTCCACGGAAGGGGTATCGGTATCAGGTTATGGGACCACACAAGAAGACACAACAGACGTTAAGACGACTGAAGCGAATGGGAATAGTGGCGCAACCACTGAGAGTACAACCGACGCAAAAGGAACATCGAACACGGAAACAAAAACAGACGACAAATCCAAATCTGATGAGACGACTACCAAAGAAGCTGGTGTAAGTGGTTATACAGATGAAGTTAAAACTGATGTAAAAACAGAAGAAACTAAGACTGAAGAAACTAAAAATGATACAAAAGTTGAGGACTTAAAAATTGATCTTCGTGGTTTAACAGAAGATCAAACAAAAGACATTATCCAATTCGCAAAAGATTTGAAATTAACACCTGAACAAGCGCAATCTGTATTGGATAATCGTAAGGAACAGCTCGACAAATATAATGAACAAACTGCTGAGTTCGACAAACAAGTTAAAGAAGCTCACACAAAATGGGAACAAGATTTGAGGGCTGAATGGTCTAAAGATTTTGGTGCAAATGTAAAAGCTGTAAATAATACTTTAACTAACCATTTCCCAGAGACTGCAAAAATGCTTGCAACTTCTGGTAAACGATTGAATCCTATGCAAATGAAAGAGATTCTAAACATTTCAAAACTTCTTGGTGACGAGGGTGTTTTTGAAGTAGGTGGAGCAAATTCAACTACGAAGGAAAGACATCCTTCGGATTATTATACAAATTAAAAGGGGGCTATTATGGCACAATTAGGGATTGATCTTTTATCGTTATCGGATTCTAAAAAGTTCTTACCACATGAGGTAGCAGACGTTGCTGAAGTAATGCGTAAAGCAGTACCTATCATCGATGACATTGTTTATATGGAGATGAACAAAGGCGTTAAGCACGTTGTAGCTTTACGTTCAGATTTACCAGATGTTTATTACAGAAAAGCTAACCAAGCTATTCCGGCATCTAAAACAACAATCGAAGAGAGAGAATTTGTTTCTTGTCACTTTGAATCTAAGTCGGTTATCGATGAGGCTGTTGCTTCTTACGGTGGTCAAGAGCGCGTTAAAGCTAATCGTTGGAACCAAGCTGAAGGTCACATTCAAGCCAATGCTCACGAGCTTGCGAACTTGATTGTTTACGGATCTACAGAGTTGAATAAATCTCCTGGTATCATGGATGTGTTGTCAACATTGAACACTTCTGAGCCTACATCTAAACAGATCGTAGATGCTGGTGGTGTTGGTTCTGACAATGCTTCTATCCTGTTTGTTTCTTGGGGTAAGAAAAAAGTTTACGGAGTTTTTGAAAAAGGAACTTCTGCAGGACTTAAGCGTATCGACCGTTCACCGGGAAATACACGAGTTCAAATCACTGGTCCATTGATTGGTGGCGGAACTGGAACTTACTGGGGTTTTGAAGAAGATTTCATGGTTGATCATGGTCTAGTTGTTGAAGACTACCGTGCATTGGCTCGTGTTGCGAACATTGACGTGTCAAACTTAAAAGTACCAGCAGACGCTGCTGATATCTTAAAGTTCATGACTCGTGCATTATATCGCATCCCACCAATGTTGCGCCAAGAGAAGGGTAAAGTTTACTTGAACTCTACTTTGATGAGTTTCTTGGATGAGCAAGCATTGAATAAAGTTGGTGCTGGTGGTGGATTAACATTCCAGAACTACCAAGGTGAACCAGTATTGATGTTCCGTGGATGGCAGATTCGCGAAATGGACATCATGTTGAACACTGAAGCACAGGTTACTATTTAATAAATAACAGTGGGTGTAAAAAGCCCACTTAACTTTTCGGAGGATAAAATGAGATTTGATTTATTGGATCAATTATCGGCTGCTCAAGTTGTTACTGCTGCTGCAGTGTCGACAAACAGCAAAAAAGTAAAAACAACTGGTCAAGACTTAGGTATCGGAACACAACCTCAAATGGGTTTAGTTTTCGCTGCTGTGTCTAACGCTGTTGGTGGTGGATCATTCACTATCGAGATCATCGAAGCAACTGATGCTGCTTTGACAGCAGGTGTGGTTTCTTTAGCTACAATGACTTTGACTGCTGCTAAACTTTTAGCAGGTGAAGGGTTTTTCTTACCTTTACCGCCTTATAGTCAAGCTAAAGCTTTCTACGGTGCGCGTTTCACACCTGTTGGTGGATCATCTCCATCTTTAACAGTTGACGCATACTTTGGAACTTCGGATGATGTTGCACAGTACAAATCATTCACATCTACATACAATGTAGCTAACTAATAAGGACTACGAATGAACCAAATTCAAAGACCAACATTAAAAAAAGATGTACCAGTTGTTAAACCGACTGGTACAGATTTATCGGATGAAGAAATTGCAGCTGCACTTGAGGCTGAAGAAAAAGCAGAAGCGCAAGCTTTGGAAGCTCAAAAATCTTTAGACGCAAATAAAGCTGATGATGAAGCTAAGAAATTAGTTTCTAAAACTATGAGCAAAGTAGAAAAGAAAGCTAAAAAAATTAAGCTTTCACCAATCGATGTTACAGCAACTGAAGTTGGTTTCTATGGTAATCGTAGAATTAAAGTCGGCGACAAGTTTAAGCTTGAAGACGAATCGGACTTCTCTCATAATTGGATGAAGAAGATCTAATTAAATTAGAAGGACGAAGTGGTTGATAAACCTTTGTTATATAACATTGCTTTAGGCGCACTTCGTCTTAACTATCAAACTACAGATCCTGACAATGACAACACGTTATCTGTCAAGAAACTGAAAACGATCTATCCATTGGCACTGAGTAAAGCTCTTGCGGATATGGATTTAGATAAAACAGCAAGCATCATCAAATTAGAATTACTTGCAAAGACACACCCACTCTGGACTTACGTTTATAAATATCCAGCGGCTTGCGTCAAGTTCAGACGAATTTTATCAGACTATGTAACTGATAATAGAGAAACTCGTATCGCTTCTGGTACAGGTGTTATCGATAATCTTGATGTTATTTTGACTGACAGAGAAGATGCTTATGCCCAGTATATCCCAAACACTGTAAACTTGAGCGTATTGAATCCAAATGCTGCAATGGCTGTTGGATATCAAATGGCTTTGATGTGCCCAAGCTTGGTCGTTGGTAAAGGCTCTACGGCTTTGAGACAGTCGATCTTTCAGGAATATTCTATTTACAAGACTGAAGCTCAAGAAGACGATCAAAACGAAAATGTTGACACTACACCGGATGAGTTTAAATCTGAATTTATCACGGCAAGATTAGGTGGTTCAACATGGCATTCAAAAATTTAATAGCATTTGGCGCAGGTGAAATTACACCTGAATTAGCGGAACGCGACAATCTCGAAAAAATGAGAACTGGCCTTAAGGCTTTACGGAATGGTGTCGTCACCAAATACGGTGGGCTGCGATCACGACGTGGCTTTGTGCTCAGTCAAGAAGTTGACTCAACAGTAATTTACTGTCCTGAAAATTCACCTTACGTTTACATTTTTGGTAAAGAATCAGTTGAAGTTTTATTCGACGAAGGTCTTGGTTTTGGTCCTTATAAATTTAACAGCACAACAACAGCTTACACAACTTTCACTTTATCAGACGATGACTTAGCAAAACTTCATGTTACAAATAATGATGAGGATGTTTATTGTTTTG